GAGCGTGCAGATCGTTTCACGAAACTGTACAACGAGGTACAGCGACAGATGGAGTATATACAGACTTTTCACCCAACGATTGGACGGTGCGAAGTGCTAGTAAACTCCCTGCCAAGGTACCTAGACGGGGGGCCAAGTATTGGTATGAAGAGACAATCGTTAATCAACAAAGCCGAAGGAAAATATTTATGTTTTCTAGACGACGACGAGAAAATAGCACCACACTATCTGGAAAGCCTTATGCGGCTGTGCAAGCAAGGCCCGGACATTGTAACTTTCCGCGCTCTAGCCTTTATGTCAACGTATTGGGGACTCGTTGATATGAGACTAGCCTACAAACTAAATGATCAATTAAGCCCTGATTACACAGCACGTAGACAGCCGTGGCATATATGCCCTGTTAAAACAGAATTTGCCAAACTTCACAAGTTTAAGGATATCAACAACTCTGAAGACTTCGATTGGATGGAAAGAGTTTTAGGACAGTGTACAACGGAGGTCCATACCGATAAGATACTATTCATGTATAATCACGGAGAACATTCAGAAGCAGATAAAATACCATTACCATGAACCCACTCCAATACGCGGCAAGAATAGCCTATTCAACTATTGAAACGCTTAATTTCACCTATGAAACTGCGCTTCATTACCGATACCATGAAGGGGTGTTCTGTGAATGCGGCGTAGCTGCTGGCGCTCAAATAATAGCAATGGCACACGCCGCACCAAATAAAACCATATACGCCTTTGACTCATTTGAAGGCATTCCATTACCTAGTAATAGGGATGATCAGATGCCTGGATTACTAATGCTATCTCCAACAGAACAAAAAATGTTACCTGATCCAGGCGCCCAGGTTTTAGAATCATCAGGGGCCACAGTGGTAACACTTGATGAATTTAAAAATCACTGTATAGGGTCTGGTGTGGGAACCCGAAATATTAAACCTGTCCGAGGATGGTTTGAGGAAACTGTTCAAAATTTTGGACGTGAAAAAATTGCGCTACTGAGGCTAGACGGTGATTTGTATAACTCCACATTTGTATGTCTTAAACACATGTTTCCAAAAGTCATTAAAGGAGGATGTGTAATTATTGATGATTACGAGTTACCAGGATGTCGTGGTGCTTGTGATGATTATTTTAACCTCATAGGATACACGCCAGAATATAAATCAGTATCGAATATAAAATACATAATCAAATGAGTTATAGCCAAAACAAAGAAGAAGAAGTTATTCTAAAGTACTTCGATGGACACGTAGGAACGTTTGTCGATATAGGTGCGAATGACGGGATTACATTCAGTAACACACGCGCACTGGCTGAGCGTGGCTGGAAAGGGGTTCTTATTGAACCGGATCCGGTAGCATTCTCAAAACTTAAAGAACTCTACAAAGGTCATAAAGGCATTTACTGCTATGACTATGCGATCAGCGGACACAACGGTAAGGCTATGCTGCAAACATCCTCTTCTCTTTTAAAGAAAGGTGATATGGGCCTGGTGAGTACATTCCACGGATCGGAAATGGATAGGTTCAAAAGTGTGGTAACCTATGAATCGGTAGAGGTTAAAACATTCAAATGGAAAACGGCCCTAAATAGGTGGCAAATAAAGAGTTTTGACTTCATTTCTCTCGATATTGAGGGGGATGAATTGAATGTACTTCCAGATATCGACCTATCAGAAACAAAACTGGTGTGCATCGAGTTTAACGGCAAGCAAGACTTAAAAACCGAGTACGAAAAGTACCTTAGCGGATTCAAATTACTGTATACGTCGGGAGAAAACTTAATTTACGGAAGATGAAAATAATAAAATCTAGATGCGGTAAAGACATCCTTATAGATGATGAGTACTATGATGAGTTTTCTAAAATTCGATGGTTTATTAATTCGAATGGATATGCTGTGCGCAACATAGATACTAAGCAAAAGTATATGCACCGTATTATAATGGGAGAGCCGCAGGTTTTAATTGTGGATCATAAAAACCGGAACAAATTAGATAATCGGAAATCTAATCTTAGGTTGGCGACAAGGCAACAGAACCAAGCAAATAGGAATAAGACCAGGAAGCCAAGCACATCTAAGTATATCGGGGTCTGTTTCAATAAGGTTAACAAAAAATGGAATGCATTTATTCACTCTAAATATATGCATAAATCACTCGGGACATTCAGATGTGAGACAAGAGCCGCTATTGCCTATGACAATGCAGCCAAAATATATCATGGTGAGTTTGCTAACCTTAATTTTCCTCCGAAATGAATATGTATATTGATTTCTTCGCGTCATTATTGATTGCGGTCACCTTTATTCATGGATTTGCCTTCACGTTTAATGAAGGTGAAATTTTCGGGGCTATTGGAAAGTGGATGTATGAAAAATTCCCTGATTATGTGAATAAGCCTTTATGGCTATGCGAATTTTGTATGTCCTCAGTTCATGGAACTTGGGTCTTTATAGTCTTTCTGTGGGGGTATCCCTTGTATCTGTGGGTGCTTTTTTGTTTTTGTCTGTGTGGTGTGACGGCTATAATTAATAAATGAAATTAGCGTCCATCATAATCGTCTGGGACGATTGGGAATTACTTCACCACGCCGCCCACAATATGAGAAAGTTAGTGGATCAGGTCATAGTGATCTACTCTCACCAGTCAAATACCGGGGAAGTTTCGGTACCGCCCTCCGGAGCAGTACCCGGTTTTGCACTGGCTTATAGATTTGAGCCTGATCTTAACAAAAGGCCAGCGGATAATGAGCGTGCAAAGCGGAATTTTGGGCTAGATAAAGCTCGAGAACTAGGATTCACCCATTTCATTCTGTCCGATTCCGATGAGTTCTACGACCCCGAAATGTTCCACGTGGAACAGCAAAGGTTCCACAACGACCCCACATTGGAAGGATTAGTTTGTGCCTCAAAAGTTTATTTTAGGTACCCGACCTTAACCATTGGGCTAGATACCACGCTCGTTCCCTTCATCCACAAACTGACCCCAGACATCAAGCACGTATACAATAGGCGTTACCCCTTCGCTTGGGAGGGAGGAAGCATCCGAATCGACCCGACCCGGCAATTAAATATTACCAGCGGTGTAAAATGGTCACCAATTGTCATGGATCACTATTCATGGGTACGGGTGGACTACCAGAAGAAGATTCGCAATTCAACAGCTAGGGCCAATATAGAGCGATCCACCATCTTGAACACGGTTTCAAACCGATACAATTTACCGACATACGATGTCCTGGCACTTCAAAATATTCAACCTATTTCGGCAGCCGGCTCCCCGAAATGCGGAAACTAACGAGAATTACCTACCCTATGAGCTAAATAGATCAGGGAAAGACAATTTTCCGCTCATGTGGGCAGAGGCTATTGACAATTCCCCATCCGCTACATCCTGCCTTTCCACTGTACAAGACTTCGTAGAAGGCTTTGGGTTCTCCGATCCATTGCTTGAAAAGAAGATTATAAACTCAAAAGGGGAGAACTTTTTTCAATTCCACCAGAAAGTCACGAAGGACTGGACCCGATTTAAGGGTGTCTATGTACATGTTATGTATAACACCTTGGGGGAAATTACTGAAATTGATGTTTTGCCTTTTCAAAACTGCCGATTAGGGAAGCCAGACAGCAACGGATACATTTCTAAGATACATTATAACCCATTTTTCGGCACATCCGACTACAAAGGTTATGATAAAAAGATGACCACGGTATACGATGTATACAACCCTAATGCGGTACGCTCCCAAATAGCCAATCAAAAGGATAAATACCGAGGACAGGTACTTTTTGTTGGTTTAACTAGTCCATTAAGCCCATACTATCCAATAAACGAGGCCTATTCCGCTGTCAAGTGGATGAAAATAGAGTCCGGCGTATCCGATTACCATGAAGACAACCTAAATAACGGGTTCCTACAGCCGTTTATGTTGATCATGCGAGGAAATCCGAACGAGCCATCCACAAACCCCGACTACGCAAACCACAATGGGGATAATAAACCTGCTACGATTGCCCAGGAATTTGATGACGTGATAGCCAGCAATTTCATGGGGGCGAAGCGTGTTGGTAATATGTTGGTACAATGGGTATCCCAAGGAGAAGAAAAACCGGAACCAATCGCCCTACCTGCCAATAATAACGGTGATTTGTTTATGACCCTAGATCAGCAGGCGATCAAAAAGATCACTATAGGCTGGAAAGTGCCCGCTATTCTAGCGAATATTAATGAAGGGGTATCCCTCGGTGGTGATGGTAACGCAGTCCGGGTAGCTGTAAAACTCATGCAGCAGCGTGTTAAGAAGGATCAGCGTGTAG